CCCGGGTCCATGGTTTGGAATGATCTCACCATAGTAGACGCGAGCGTCTACGTAAGTAAAGAGATCAGACCAGAGCATGCGACCGATCCGCTGAAAATCACTCTTGTCCTTTTCGGACAAGAGGGAATCAGATGATCTGACTTCATTCTCACACTCAATAAAACGTCGCATCGCGGCAGAGGTCCTCGCATCACTGCAAGGAACTTCGATCTTGGCCCACATCAGTGTAAACTGACGTATAGCCCAGATTGCCTCGATAGAAGGATTATTGAGCAACCGACCGGAGGACCGGTCGAACACGAGGTCCAGGAAACCTCCGAGAAATCGGGGGAGACCTCCAAGACGAGAAAAACTCTCGAATTGGCTGGGACCGACATAACCTTGGTCAAGACTTTTTTGGAAGTCTTTTCCAAAGTCAGACAGGGTTATCGTCAAAAACGATAGCCCCTCGTGTTCAACACGACTGCAGACCGTTTTTAGGTCAGCAGTGGTACTCGTGTGACACCATGTCCCCAAATCTTTGAGGACACACTGAAGGAACGGGATCAGGCTTTTCATAGTCCCCTAACATCATGTCAAGGTGGCTATCCTCAGCTATGATTCCCGGTGGTCCGGCGGAGTAACACAAATGTGAATCACCGCCGTCCTACGCACCACTATTTAGGTGCGCGTCAGTTCTCTCCACCAAGGAGCTTCACAAGGTTGGCGTTGGTCGACGCAGTTGCGTACGAGCAAAGCCCACCAGCAAGGGCCGCCATTTCGGCGACCGTGAAGCCCGCGACCGGGAAGTCGGTCACGATGTAGACAGTTCCATTAATCCGCACGTTCTGTGCGGGAATGAAAGGGTCTGCCGTGATCTTGTTCTGGGTCAGGCGAAGAGTTCGGCGGTTCCTCTTCCCGTACTGGGAAGAAATAGTGAACTGGTTCAGACCATCTGCACTAGTGTAGATGGACCTGTCCTGTCCCGCTGCCGTTCGAGGCAGCGAGATCGCCGATCCCCCAGTAGGGGTAATTGACTGCGGATCCGAGAAAGCCATAGCACTGTCCTTCAGTGATTGAGGATTCCCTCCAAAATATGGAAGGGACCTCCTAGCAGGTTGCTAGGAGGGGTGTTACCCTAATTTCTTAGGGTTCCGGGGCTACGGGATAAACCAATAGCTCCGAGAATGGACCATTGCGAATCCGTAAAGGAATTCGGGTTTAGTCCAAATCCATAAGGCGTCGCCTTGAACCGTTGTTTACGCACAGTTCTGTAAACTTCGGTAAAAGGAGGCGGGTCCGTCGCACCATAATGGACGACGACCCCACTTGTGGAAACGGTATGGATACACTCATCTTGAACCATGAGGTACCCATATCGCAGGACGAGACCGTCCTGGCTGAATGCATTAAGATTGTGAATCACAGTCGAAATGTCAGACAGCCAACCACCGAACCAGCTCCATGGTGCAATGTTCCAGAGAACCTCGGGAGTAATCTCGAGGCCGAAAGCCTTTTGAGAAAGGCTAGCATACCTCTCCAACCTTGACAGAAGACTCTTGTCAAGAGGGATGAAGTATGAATACGCGCCCTTAAACCAGATACGTCTGGTCGTAAGAAGCGTCTCTGTAACACTTCCAGTAGAAAAGTAAGTACCCGAATGCGCTTGAGATGGATCAAAAATACTGCTAGATCCACCCGTGTGCATTTGAGTAGCCTTTTGCTCTGGAAAGGCATACGAACGACGAATGGTTTTACCATTGTCCCTGATAAACTGTTGAATGGCTTTATGAGCCTGATCAACAGCATTCAGTGCAGCCACGGTATCCGAAACTGTTGGCTTCCAACCGAACTGGTAGTTAAGGTACTCATCCGCCAAATTCTTGACGAATGAGAAACCTTTCTCTGCGAGTCCGAGGAAGTGTGGCAGTCTGGGAAGACCGTCCCTGTAGATTTCTGCAAGGGAAACGGCTAGGTTCGTAAGTGGATTTGTTGGAATAGTGTTCCTAATAGCGTTCGCTCCATAGAAGGAGAGGTCGCTAAAATCCGGAACACTAGGCATGGCTGGTCTATAGAACAGAAACCCAGGATGCTGGATTAACGGTCCTTGGTGAGTATTTCCATTAGTAGGGTTGAAGTAATGCCAGTCAGTAAGACTGAACTTTGCCCAACCCTGAACAGTGGAAAACTCGTGACCAGTGTCATATGAGTTAGAGAACTGAGCGGTGTCACGAGCGATGGCCCGAACGGCCTGAAGCTCGTTAGTCGCTTCATCCAAGTTCTTTAATTCATCATCAACTCCACTCCCAGCAGGTACCGTACGGTAACTGGTGGTTGTCTGTAACTGCGGAATCGCGTCGGCCAAATAGGTAGCGATGTAATCGCTCCCACTCACGGTGTTGCCAAAGGCTTTCATCGAGAATGGGTAAGCCACCTTGTTAGGTGACTCCCTAGTGGTCGTTACGGTTCTGCCCATGGATAATCCTTATGGTGAATGGTGCCATTGGCATATGCCAATGGAGACACGCGAGTGCCGGGAGGGCCCACTGG